TTTCGGCAGCGTCTTCAAATAGTGTTTGCATACTCGCTGGATTAATTACATCTAACTTAAATTGTCCTGTATCAGTTAAACCTACTTGTTTTAAACCAGCTGATGTTAATGCCTCTGCTGATGGTAAACTAGGTACTTCTAATTGTGCCCTTACTTTACCTGCAACAGTTGATGAAAAGTTTACTGCTGATTGTGATATTTCATTTACTGATAGACCTACATTATTCTTTAAGAAATTAGTACCACCTTCTGTTACACTATCTACAAGTTTATTAGCACTTTCTGTAAAACCATTTAATGTACTACCTACACTACCTAATACATTCGCCCCTATAACTTGTCCTACAGCAGATGTAATAATATCTGCAACAAGACCAAAGAATGAACCACCACCTTTAGATATAAAGGCACTAGCAAGTTGCATAGGTTCTACTACGGCAGTACCTATTTGTTCAAAATTTTTGATGTTTGCCTTATCAGCAACAGCACTAGCATGTTCTGTTAGTGTAGGATTAAATGAATAATCATCTCTTGTTGCTAGTTGATTTGTATCTGGTGAATTTATATATCTAGGAAAATCTCCATTTGGGTCATAGAAACCTTTCTCTGTGTCTGCTAGTTCAGCAGGATAACCTGGTAATGAACCCATTACAACAGGTTCTTGCCTGTCTTCTCCGTCTCTGAAGAATCCGAATACATGCGAACCCTCTACAAGTCCTGTAGGTGATTGTCCTATGCCTGATATACCTGCTGATGTAACAGGTAGCATAACTTGTGCCCAAGGTAAATCTTTTGTAGGTAGTTCTTCTTTGTCGCCTGTGTGATGACCGAAACATCTAACACGAACACGACCAGTTAAATATGGGTCGTGTCTATCTTCTACAACACCATAAAACCAGATGAAACCATCCATTCCTATAAAATTATTTGACTTCACTTCATTCATGATTCATCTATTGTAAATTGATTATAGTCATAACCTTGTACCAAGGTCATATCACTATTTAGTACTTCTTTATCATTAGGTATATACTCTGTACCTACACTATCTTTGGCACAGGTTAATGTCATTGTGTGTATACCTTGTGGTGTTGTTTGTGCAAGATGTCTTACTTCTGTTACAAGATAGTTGCCTGATAAGAATGGGTCTATAAGTAAATCATTTTTTCCTTCTGGTATATTACCTGATAATGTTTTAAATTTAATTACTGAACCAGCTGTTACAGCAGTATTACCTGGCACTACTAGTTCTATAACAAAAGAATTAAAGGCGTTTCTTTGTGCCTTACTTTTTTGTAATGTGTTTTCTATGTCTGCTGTTTCTACTGCTTTAATTGTAGTTGTTTCTGTACCTGCAATTGTACCATCAGGATTTGTGATTGTACCATCAGCATTTATTGTACCTAATGGTAGACCAAATATTGGGTCTTTATCTAGAGGTACAGTATTTGTAATTTTTTTATCATGCATACCTATTGTTGATGATGTAAACATATAATCTGCCTCTGGAAAATCTGATAACAATTTGCCTTCTTCATAATTATATACAGGCATTATACTTGTGTACGGTGAATCAGGAAATTCTTCTTGACCCATATGATTTGATTTTGTGTATTCATGAGGATAACTGAAGTCTACATTCTTAAATTGTTTTGTAAATGCATTGTAAGTTACTAGTCTACTTGCATAGGTACCTTGTTTAATGTTTGATAATGTATCGAATCTTTTTAATATATTAAATTCAAATACTTTAGTCATATTACCCTTAACACCATCTTTTGTATCATAGAGTTGGCCAGAATCTACCTTGGGAGAATTGGAATACTCTATCACAGCTTGTTTTGCTTTACCAGCAGAATTAGATATCATTGCCTCTAAAGATTTAAAGTTAAAACCATCTGATGTTTCCCAAAAGAAGAATCCAGAGTTCTCAAATTTTTCTGATATTGATTCTTTACCTAAAAACTTTATAGTATCCAATGGTGATTTCTTAGGTATAACATATTTAACAACAGGTGTTGTTGTCTCGAATAGAAAATCTTTTTGTGTTTTAAGAAAGTTTCTTAGTATAACATTTACTGTCTCATGTATAGGACCTTCAAATGCTCTACATAGTTTTCTTTGATTGTCTCTTATTCTTTCCTTACTATAAAAATCTAATGCATATACTCTAGCATTTTGATTAGGGTTTGATATATTTCTTATCTTGTTTACCCACATTGGGTATTTTTTAAAATTATAACCTCTAGGAGATTCATCTTCTAAAGTAAATCCAGGTGTGTGTAATGTAAATTCTAGTATCTCGTTGCCTGTTATAGGTAGTCTATCTAATAAACCACCGGCGTCTACCATAACTAAAGTGCCTGATAGTGTGTTGTAATTTATACCTTCAAAGATTTGTATTTCTTGTACTGCTTCTCTGATATCTATTCTTAATGGTTCGTTAGTGCCTAATTCACTTTGATATGTAGCAAGAAAAATCTCTGTTGATAATGTAAAATCACCTGCCTTAGGAGCATTTTGTGTAGTCATATATTATTTACCGATTAAAGCATTAAATTCACTAAGAAATGTAGATAGAAATCTTGGGTCTAATAGTTTTATCAATCTTTTCTTGTCTTGTATTCTTTGTTCGTATTCTCTATTAGATATTGAAGTTGCACCTGATGTTGTACTATTAACTTCTACTTTGTGTGTATAATCATCTGGTCCATTACCTGATAACTTACCACTTGATTGTGTTACCTCATAATGATGTATGCCAGCAGGATTAGAATACTTGTCTGTTATAAACAATTCAAATTCTTGTTCTGACATTGGCCAGTCATAATATCTATCTTGAATATTATTTGTAAGCAATATTACCCAATGTAACTTTGGATTACCAAAGTGTTTAAATGCAATAGTTTCAGGTGTCTCTCCTGATTTTACATCATACTTATTATATAAACTCATTTCATTTATAATTTTGTCTCTGACTTTAACTCTTTTCATTATATCTGTTACAGTTTTATATGTATTCTTATCAAATCCATATTGCATTTTACCAAATTTACTGAAGTACATTAATAACCTCCTGCAACATTTTTCTTAGTGAGTACTAACATTTCTTTAAATGCTAGATTAATTTTAATTATCTGTGGTGAAGCACCTTGGTCATCAGGTTTTAATGTTGTAAACTTTTCACCTGGTGAGTAATCTACATCCATAGATTCTAGTACACATTTTGCTATTCTAGGTATATAATTGTTATTACCTTTTCTGTACATGTATTCTATTTCAAATTGTGAAGGTGTTATAAAAAATGATTCACCTTCTGATAAAGCAGGATGCATATGAAATTTAAATACTTCTATAATCTTATGTGCTTGTTGTAGTTCTTCGTTATTCTTAGGTGCAAATGTAAATGGGAATGTAAAAGTTCTAAATGGTACACTTTCAAATGCTAACTCCATATTTGGGTTTGTAGTTTTACCAAACGCCCTAGTTGATACAGCACCTATACCAGGTGATATTACTTGCATAGCACTTGATAACATACTAGCAAGTCCTGCCCCACCGGCACTCAACATTTGTGTAAAGTTTTCTGCACCTGCAAGACCACCAGCAGCACCTGTTTCTTGGTCTGTGTAAGTAGTTGCATACTTAAATTTAGTTTCAGCAGGTGTATACAATATAATTGATTGTGTTATCTTTTTATGTGTACCTGAAAATTTATCTCTAGGTTTAGCATTTATTTCTTTTGCCTTCTCTTTTGTTTGAGCAGCACTAGGTACTGAATTTATAATTGACTTAGCGGCGTCTGTTGATGAACCATCATTATTAAAAAAGAATCCCAGGTAATTAGAAGCTGCACCTTTTACTAAATTTTTTGTTTTCTTTTCTATTGCCTTAACATTTTCTTTTATTGCTTGTGCCTGTTCTTCTGGTGAAGCTGTTGTTTCTTTTGCCTTTGTATCTTTTTCAGATTCAATTGCTGATAATGTGTTTTCATATATGTGAAACTTCATGTAATGACCATCACCTAACTGCCCTACTTCTTGTGGGTAATAATTATAAGTGAATGATAATGGGTCTGCTTCTAGTGGTGCTAAATCACTATCTTTTAAATTCAATTTAGATGACTTTTTCATACGAGCGCCTATCATCTGTGCTGTTTCGCTTTGTGTAGTATTTGACTGCCCAAATAAAAGATTAGACATGTTTTTAATTATACTCATAGTTACCTCTCGTTATCAGTTATATTTATAAGATAAATAGTCATATGATATCATCAAAAAAGAATAAAACTTACAAAGCACCTCATCAAGGATTGTTTAAACCTAAGAATCCTAAGAAATATGTTGGTAATTCAAGTAATATACAATATCGTTCATCTTGGGAAAAGAAGTTCATGAAACATTGTGATAACAATCCACATATAATTCAATGGGCAAGTGAAGAAATGTATGTACCATATCTAAGTCTTGTTGATAAAAGAATACATAAATACTATCCTGATTTTATTGTTAAGATGTCTGATGGTAGAAAACTTATGATTGAGATTAAACCTGCTGTTCAATGCAAACCACCTAAAGTTACCTCTCGTAAGACTAAAAGATACCTTAGAGAGCAATTAACTTTCATTAAGAATATATCTAAATGGAAATCTGCAAAAGAATATTGTTCTGATAATGGTCTTGAATTTGTTATAATGACCGAAAAAGAATTAAATATTAAGCATTAAGTGCCATAGCGTCAGCAGCTGTAGATTTGGGCACAGTAGGATTAACTGCAACAGATGTATTACTATTAGTGCTGTTTGCAACATTAACAATATTATTAACTGCACCATCTAATTCTTGATTTTGCTGTTGTTGTTTTAATCTTTTAAGTTTATCATCAGAAGATTCAGTTTTGTTCAATGCAGCCATAGGATTTACATCTGGGTCTATTGCTGATTCTCTACCTGCTCTTTCTTCCATGATTGCCTTTTCTTCTTCATCACTTGCACCACCTAAGAATGAAGGTAATGCCATATATATGTCGTTAAACATATCTTTAAAGAAATTAGGTATTGTCTCTGTAAAAAATTCAGCTACATCATCTATTATACCCATAAAGAAATCTTTTATTTGAGGAGCAAACGCTACTAGACCTGCTATAAGAGCAGCGATAGCAACACCCATTAGCACAAATGGGTTTGTTAATATTGCTAATTTATCTAGTAGTAGTTTTGCTTTAGATACTACTAAATCTTTTTTCGCTAATAAGAATTTCTTTACTTCTAATTTTTGAAGTTTCTCTGATATACCAAGTCTTGAATCAGCAAACTTACCTAACGCCATGAAAGGTTTTCCAAAAGAAGCTAGATTGTCTTTAAGACCTCCTATTTCTTCTCCAAATGCTTGAAGTGGTTCTAATAGAGGTGCTGGTAAAACTGCTTCTGCACCTGCCATAATTTTAGCACCTATTCCTTGAGTGGCATCCTTTCTTTTACTACCTAATACTTGTGATTGTTTATTTTCTTTTTCTTGTAATTGTACTAATTTTTCTAGTCCTTGTGCTATTTCAAATTCATTACCAGCACCTCTATCTATGAGTTTTTGTACATTCTTTTCTTCTTTTAAAATTTGCTTTTGTGTTTTTATATTTTCTTTTTGTTTCTTTTGTAAGTCTTTTTGATTTATAAATTGTACTCTGTTATTTTTTACTTCAACAGCCATACCTCTTTCTTGAAATTTTAATAATCTTTCTTCTCTTTTTGCTATTAATTTATCTTTTAACTCTTTTTGTTTATTACGCCTATCTTCTACTGTCTTTTTTGCTAAATCAGTTTGTATTTTTAACTGTCTAGCACCAAAAGAATTAGTAACTTTTTCTTGCATTTTTAGAATTTTAGCACCTAAATCCATAGTAATTCTTTCGTGTACAGATTCAAGTCTTTCAGGTACACCACTCATCATATCTTCTTCTAGATTATCACTTATTCTTGAAATCTCTTGAGGAATAAGTGCTAGTGTAGGCATTGCCTTAATTAAAGGTTCAAATACCTTTTTCATTGAATCAATGAGTGGTTTAAGTTCTTCTTTTGGTATTTCTGCGTGTGCCATTATCTTCTTACCAAACTGCCTCCGAAGTATAGTCCGATTATACTCGATACAACATGTGTATCAAGAGGTGTTATAACTAATCCTTCTAGTGGTTGCCATTGTGTTACATCTGTACTACTAGCAAATATCCACCATCCTTGCATTGTTGCCTCTGTGTACCCAACATATATTGGTGTTTCAGGTGCAATTAAAAATACAATTTTAGGTAATACTATAATTGCAAATACGCACATCAAAGCAATCCAACGCCTTGTGTTCTTTGTAAATGGGTCTTGTACTTCTCTCGCTTTATCAGCTTGTTCAGCGGCGAACCCTGCTCGTTGCATTAGCATATTTTGTGCTTCAGCGGCGTCTTTACCTTTTTGTGCCATGATGGATAAAACACCACCAAGGATTGTAGAGGCACCCATACTAATTAATTCCATTGGTATCATGTTCTTCTCTCCTGTTCTCTCTTTCTTTTTTCGTTTTCTTCTTTTATAAAGTTGATTAACATATCAACATATATATCTCGTTCCCATGGCAACATATTTTCAATCTCTGTTATACTATATTTATGATGTTGCATAAGTGCAAAATTCGTTTCAAAATAAGCCTCTAGGTTGTTGTGGGAGAGGCATATGGAAAAAAATCAGATAACCCTCTAAAGGTTACTGTACTCACCACTTTTGTTTTAGGATTCTCAACCTCTGTTGTATGTTTCAATTGAGGCATTGTATCAAAAAACTTCTTAATATCTACTAAATTTTCTTGACTTATACTATCAAAAAACTCTACCATGTCATCTTTACTTGTATCTTTCGCTGGGTATATTTTTTCTCCCTCAAAGATATGGTCAACGCATGAATATATTATTTCAAATATATCTTTTGTTTTAGCGTTTGTTATATCATTTGCAACCTTGGTTACACCCATTGTAGGATATGCAAAAACAACACCTAAATTTCTTGATTCATCTAAAACTACTTTATTAGTGTGGTCATCATCTACTTGAACCTCTACCTTACTAATATCTACTTCTATTTCTGCATATGTCTCCATGTCATCAGGACATACTACTCTAAATTTTGCAATCTCACCGACTGACTTACTTCTTATTTGTAGAAAAATATATTCTATGTCAAACAATGGTAACTTTGCACATTCTATTTTATTAAATGTACAAGCGTCAATCATTCTTGTTATTGCATTATAAATTTCATCTTTTTTTTCAGATTCACTTGCAATCATTAATATCTTTTCTTCTCTTACCGTAAATGGTCTAAATGCTATTGTTTCATCTTTTGATGGTAGCTTCAATTCATAAGTCGGTGTTTCTATTTTTGGTAATGCCATAATATCCTCACATTATATTAAAAAAATGGTGGAAATACTCTTCCGCCTGTTAAATCTCCTATAGGTATTCTTCGTTTCAAATCTCCTAGTAGTCCTTGTCCTGCTCTTCTTAGTTCAGGTGGTAATAATTGTAATAGTCCACCTAGTAGACCACCACCTGCATTTAGTCTTCCTGGTTCTCCTGCAATTGACTTATCAAACCCACCATCACCAAGTGCTACATCAGCAGTCTTAGTAATAAAATAGTTTTGCCAATATCTATATTTAAATGTTACAGTAAATTCTATAACATTATTATTCTCATATGAAAGTGCTGGTGCCCCAATACTTGTAGGATAACAATCATACAGTTTGACACCATGTGTTAAGTCATCTCTAGCACTTGGGTCTTCAGATGAACCTGCTGAATTAGCAAATTGTCCTAGATTAAATAAGTCTATGTCTGATACATAGTTATCATAAAATTCATAGTTATTTGATAAACTATTGAAGGCAGCTTTTTGCCATAATTCAAAATACTGTCTTTCTCTTAAATACTTATCTGCATAAAATGTTGCTGATAAATCACCATATGTATGGTCTGTTACAAAATGTCTAGGGGCACCTGGTCCTGTTACAACAGCTTCTGTTGTCATTGTTCTATCAGGCATAGTTATACCTTTACAAAATGCATTTACTCTTTTACCATCTTGATTTTGAATTTGTTGAATTAAATCTGATGTTGCAAAACCTCTTGTCTCAACAGGTAAACCATCTTCATTTTCAAAGTTTTCAAACTCTGCCTCTGAACCCATTTCAGGTCCTTTTGCACCTGTGGGTAATCTAAATGAAGTGTAGAATCTTCCTGTTCTACCAAGTCCTTCCCCTTGCATAATGTATGATAACATTTGATTTATTAATGCTGGTTTTGTTGAAAGTAAATTAGGATTATCAGGTGCTTGTCCACCTTCTATCTGTCTAAATCTTGGGTCTAATAAAATGTTATCTAATGACCTATCTCTATTAAGTCCTATTCTAACATCTGAACCAAATATCTTAACTCCGCCTCTAAATATTGCCATTTTTATCCTCTACTTCTTCCGTATACATAACTTGCACTTCTCTTTTTAAACTGTTGTACAGGTAGATATACTGCTGTAGGAGCGTCTTGTAAATCTACTCTCATAAAACCTGAACGAACATGACTATACAAATATTTTTTTATAGTTTGTTTTACTCTTGCAAGTCCACCTACTCTTGCATAACTTACATCTAATCTTGTTGTACTATCAAACTTACTGTTTGTAGCAAAACCTTGTAATTGATTTAACAATCTAAATCTTATCATGGGTGATAGATAATGAAAATTCATACCTACAAAACCACCTCTAAATCCTTCTAATGGTAGTACTAATGGAAAAGTATCATAGTATGGTAGTGTCTCTTTAAATTTTGGGTCATAGAAAAATAGATTTAATCTACCTAATGAAGGTCTTTGATTAATCTTACCTTGATTATATAGTTTACGAGCAGTTACACTATCACCTAAAGATGATACTGCATTTCTATACCATGTAGATGATTTCTGAGCACCACCTGTTTGATTACTAATTTTATCGAATATACTTGCCATGTTACTATTTATACAGAAAAGGGCATACCTATTACTAGATATGCCCTAAAGTTTACGACAGCGGAGAGAGAGAACCTCTATTCTTCTGCTAACTTACTAAAATAATCAAGTGTATCATCACTTTCACTAGTAGCAGACGCTATAGGGGCGCTGTCTTGACTTTTAACAGTACCAGTAGATGTGGATGGGAGGTCTACATTTTCTACTGTGTCTGTACTCTTAGTACCTGTAATTACTCGATTCAGTTTCTCTTTGAGTTCCTCATACGATTTAAAATTACTGGTCTCTAAGAATGGTTTTAGAGGATATTGTTTCTCCCATATCGCTTTGATGTTGTCATCATTATCAGCGATAGCAGAAGTACCCTCAAATTCTGATTTGTCATAATTCCAGAAACCATCTACCTTTCTAATTTTCAATTTAAAGTTTGCACCTTTCCAAAAATCAAATGGATTAATTGGTGTTTCATCTTCAAATGCAGGTTGCATTGCCTCTGTTATCTTGTCAAATATTTTCTTACCGAATTTGAACAGTTTTATTTGTCCTTCATTTTCAGGATGTGTTGGGTCTGATACGACATAAACATTTGCATAGTAAGATAATTTTCTCTTACGATTTCTAGCAATGCCTTTATCTGATTCAACGCCTGTATTCCATAGTCTAGTATTTTCTTCACTAACAGGGTCTTTATGACCTAGTGTAGTTAAGCTGTTTTCAATATACCAACCACCTGGTCCTTGAAATGCATGAGACCATAATCTGACCCATGGCATATCTTCACCTGATGTTGCTGGTAAGAATCTTAGTACTGCATACCCATTACCTGTTTTATCAAGTTCTGGTTTCCACAGTCTTTCATCTTGGTACTTATTAGATTTTTTTGAGTCCTCAGGATTGAGGTTTTCTTCTAGTGCCTTAGTTAGTTTATCAAAACCACTAGATGATGTTTTTAATTGGTCAAAGTCCATATTATCCTCCGTATTATTGTATTTTTATATGTCTTATATTTTCGTATTTGTAGCA